CTGTTTAAAAGTTTCATATACAAAGCCAAAGATCGAGTCAAACAATTCAGACCTTGATGTAGGCCATTATATTCATAAGGGTATTGCAAAGAGGTCTTTTGACTTAGGATGGAAAATTAGTCCTAAGTTTGATTTAACCAAAATTTCAGCCACTATGGAGAATGGTCTTTTATCAATCGAAGTACCAGTAACTCCAGAAAGTAGGCCAAAAACAATAACTATTAAATAGGATCTATTATGATGATGTTTGCAAGTAAACAAAGAAGCTTATTAAAAACTATTAGTTGGAGAATTGTAGGGACATTGGACACAATGGCACTAGGATGGATAATAACTGGTAGTCCTTTAGTAGGGTTGAAGATAGGAGGATTAGAACTTGTTACTAAGTTTATATTATACTATTTTCATGAACGCCTCTGGATACGAAACAAATATGGTATAGATTCTAAAGTAAAAAAGGTTATAGACAATAAATAAAAACTGGCCCGCAGGCGAATGGTTATATGGACAAAAAAATATTCTACAATGGAGAGCAAGCATATCACGTAGTGAGAACCTTGCACATGAACACTTTCAATCCCGAGCGGTATGGAGTACATACCAATGATGAGCGAGCGTTTATGATGATACTTCAATATTGGAGAGATTCTCATCATTGTGACCATGTTTTAAGACAAGGTGATTATTTTATGTTGTGTAGAACTATTAAAGATGTTGAAATTATAGAATAATATCGATTGAAACGATATTTATATATGACCGCTAGTACTTGTATTAGCTGCTATTTTGGACGAGGGTTCGATACCCTCCATCTCCACAAAGATATAAACAACATGGGGATGACTGGATTTGACAGGTAGTAAGGGTATAAGGAAGGTCAAACGCAATTAACTGGCGAACAAGTTGAACTAGCGATGGCTGCCTAATTAGGTACCCTTAGCAAACGGTAAAAAGAGGTCATGTCGTAAAAACCTCGGCGGTTGGAGGTACAATATAAAATGAAGGTATTAGGAACTTTTCCTTCGAGTTGTTTGCGTCTGAGACGTCACAGATAGCTAAAAGAGTTCAGCTGGGTTGGGTTGGTGGTTAAAAATTAAATTATGTGGAATAAAGAATATATGTTTGAAACTAAAACTTGGCTTATTGATGATGTACTAGATCCTTCTTCAGAATTTTGGAAGTATAAGGATAAGTATGATATCGATAATCTATTGTCTAGAATATCACCTCTACAAACTAAAAGGTTATTTAAGATACCTAAAGAAAGAGATACTGCACTAGACCAATTTTCAGAGTTCATTGACTTCTTTCAAAATCTGACTAAGCAACAACTAGAAGACTATGCAGACTTTATAGAAGATAATGAAATGGAAATAATGTCTGACCAAGTTTGGAGAATGTTAGATACTCAAGATAAACGAGAATTATTTAATAAAGATGTAAACCTTTTTGACTCTTGGTGGAAAACACTGCACCATTCAGAAGTTGAACATTATATGGGTAGAATCGTTGCAAGTAAAAGATTAGTTGAACCAAAACATGTACTAAAGTTTATTAAGACGCTAAGTAGATTGTCGAAGGATGATACAGACAGAAGAAGTCTAAAACATTATCCACTACCAGCTGGAAAATATTTAACAGTACAACTGATAGGTGATAAACTTGCAATAAGCAGTAAAGACGTTGCCAAACTAGAAACAGTTAAGGAGTTATTAGAATCTAGAGGTAATTACTTTTTAGAGGAAAGATATAAAATTAGTCCAGACGGTGATAAAATATTTACATACTTATTTATCACTAAGGAAATATAGTTATAGGAGAATATTATGAAAAACAAACAATTTGTACAAGACCATTTAGAAAGAGCTAGCCAGCTATCGTATAGTTTGGAGAATCTTTTAAGAGCCAGCAAAGCAGACTACAAGTATACATTAGATGCTGTGGTTAAAATTAAAAACCTCATTAAAAAGGTTGAAGAGAGGATAAAACTGGAGCATGAAGGATAAATTATTTCCCATATTGATTGCAATTTCGGCATTAGCCGTATCTGGTTCAGCTGCTTTTTATTCAGTATTTGGACTGAGTAAGCTATTTGCAGGAGCTAGTTTACAGGTAATCATAATGGCAGGTAGTTTAGAGTTTGCTAAACTTGTTGTTGCTTCTTTATTATATCAATATTGGGATACTATAAATAAAGCACTTAGAATGTATCTATCAATTGCATGTTTTGTTCTTATTTTAATTACTAGTGGTGGTATATATGGTTTTTTATCTGGAGCATATCAAGATACTGCAACTAAGTCTGAATTACTTGACAAATCATTGGCAATATTAGAACAAAAACAAGTAAGATTTGAAGAGACAAAGGAAGACCTTAAAATAGAAAAAGCTGGTCTAACTAAGTCTATTTCTGATTTGAGAATATCTTTGTCTAATCCAGCACAAGTACAATATATTGATAAAGAATCAGGACAACTTATTACTACAACATCAAGTTCAGCTAGAAGAGCTTTACAAGATGAATTAGCTAGAACTTTAAATGATAGAAATAATATTAACATAAAACTAGAAGCTGTAACCGATTCTATTACTAAAACAGATATGTCAATTCTAAACGAACAAATAGGCAATGAAGAACAACGAGAACTTGGACCATTAAAATATCTAGCAGAAACGACAGGTAAAGATATGGGACAAGTTGTAAATTGGTTCTTATTACTTATTATATTTGTGTTTGACCCATTGGCAATAGCATTGGTTGTAGCTGCAAACTTTGCATTTAGTCAATTAAAAACTAAAGATGTTGTAATGTCTGTACCAGACGGCATGGAATTTAATAAGCCTTATCCAATGCCAAAATCTTGGTACGAACCAAAGATAGAAAAGCAAGATCTAGCTGTCGATGACCTAGAAGAAATGATTAAAACAAACGAGGAAATATTGGCAACGCCATCAAAAGACTTATATAATGAACAAGAACTAGATAAAGAAAGAGACTCAGCAACAAAAGAATACCTAAACAGTTTAGATCCAACAGCTAGATCTATTGTAAAGGAAGGACTTAAAATCTATAAAAACCCGAGATACATAAAGTGGAAAAATATTTAGTAGAATACTTACCAGGTACAAAATGGAACGAGAAAAAAGGTGTATTATATCGCCACATGGAATGTAAAGTTTGTGGTGTAATGACAAGATGCAGTGAAGATACAACTGCAGTAACATGCTCAATATGTGTTAGTGAATCCTTAAACGCAGAATTTGGAGGACCAGACGTTACATTAAAACAATCAACAGGTAGACCAAGAGGTTGGAAGTGGATGGCAGTATTTGTTGACAGAGATGGAACTGTTTATCATAAAGGAATAGAGCAACCTGAATTAAAGGGAACTTTAGAACCAAGTAAGATAAAAGATAAAGGAAATAGATTAACAAAGAAAGAAAAAGAAAAAATAAAGCTAGAAGCAGGTAGTAGACTGTTTAAGCTTAAGAAAAAATATCAAACGTTACGATGGAAAAAAGATAAAAAGGTTATGGATAAGCTCATTAAGTACGAGACAAGAATTCTAGCAGGAAGATTCCCTAGAAAATTCAACGCAGAAGAGTACTACGAAAAAAAGTATTAGATTATTTTACCGATTGGAGAATTTTGTTTATATTATACTAATAATTTAGATAATATGGAGAACTTATGTGCTAATCAATATGACAAACAAGCTAACGTATAGTAGAGGAGGATCTACTAAAGAAGCAAAGGTTATAGAATTCACATTACCAAAAGATATGACTTGTAATCAATTTAAGATTATGTGTGTAAGAATGGCTCACGCTATTGGATACCATGAAAAGTCTGTTAGAGAAACTTTTGGCCACATTGAAGACGAAAACCTAGAAAAAGATAAAAAACAATTAAAATTATTATTTGACTAATATGAGTATATACGAAGAAAAACAACCTACACAAAAAGAACAACCAATTGCAATGAAACAAGACACTGCAAGATGGGAAGAATCAGATAGAGGTGTATGGATACCTGAGAGTGTTATATATTTATTTGGCGAAATAGCCGAATTTACACTATTCGATTTTATGACACGAGTTAGAACAGTGATTAGAGAACGAGATGACAAATACAAAGATGAGTCATTGAATTTACTTATCAATTCTCCAGGTGGAGATGTTTCTGAAATGTTTGGTGTAATTGATTTTATGGACTTAATTGAAACAAAGGTAAATACAATAGTTAGAGGATCCGCACAATCAGCTGCTGCAATTATATTAGCATGTGGAACAGGACAGAGAGCTGCATCAAAACACTCAACAATTATGTTTCATCAAGGATCTACATTCTCTCAAGGTAAATTATCTGATGTAAGAGCTGGTTTAGAATATTCTAAGTCAGTAGAGGCAAAGATTTATGCACTACTTGGTGAAAGAACTAAGAAAGATGCAAAGTGGTGGGAAGAAAAAATGAAGTCAGATTTTTATTTAACAGCCGAAGATGCTTTAGAATTTGGCGTAATAGATGTAATAGGATAATATGAATTTAACAGAACAACAATTATTAGAAAACTGGAATAATCTACTATCAAAGATTGACAACAATTTTGATGGTGAAAGAAAACGAGCTCTTTTAGAAATGTACAATGGTTTTGCAGACCGCATGATGATGGCACCAGCCTCTGGTATAGAACACTTTCACAACTGTTTTATTGGTGGATATGTTGACCATGTATTAAGAGTTATGGAATGTTCTGCCAACCTATACAACTTATGGAAAAAGATGGGAGCAGATATGAGTGGTTATACAACAGAAGAACTTGCATTTTCTGCGCTCAACCATGACCTTGGTAAAATTGGTGATATGAACCATGAATATTATGTACCAAATCCTAGCGAATGGCACAGAAAGAATCAAGGTAAAATATATAACGTTAATCCAAATATTCAAAACATGTCAGTACCACATCGTAGTTTATGGTTACTACAAGAGTTTGGTATAAAATATTCTCAAAATGAAATGATAGCTATAATGACACATGATGGATTATATGATGAAGGAAACGCAGCATATCTTAAAACATGGGATAAGGATAGAAAACTTAGAAATCACATGCCTTTACTATTACACCAGGCAGACCATATGGCATCTATGATTGAGTTTGAAAAGTGGAACAAAGGAGGAGTACAATCATCAGCACCTTTAGTAAAAAATAGTACTCCAACATTTAAGAAAAAAGCTCCTAAAATTTCTAGTGCAAACGATAATGCCCAAGACTTATTTAAGGATCTATTTGGAGATACTAAGTGATAATTACAATTATCATATTATCCCTTTTAGTTATTTTTTTAGGTTATTCCACACTTAACTTATTAAGAAAGTTAGAGTTATACGAAGAATCAATAGAGGAATCAGACGAAAACTTACTTGAAATTAGAAATGAATTAAACAAGGTTGTGGACGATATGAGAAAGATTGATAATAAAGGAATATTTGAAGAAGATGATGAAGTTGGCCAGACATTTAAACAAATATTAAATATAATACAAGGCTTAGAGAAATAATGGAACCATCAGAACAAGATTTATCACCTGTAGAAAATTTTTATTTAAAACTTAAAAAGCAACAAGACGAAGAAAGACGAATTGCTGAAGAGGCTGCAAAGGGAAAAAGAAGAGGTAGACCAAGAAAAAATAAAATGTACTTTACTCCAATAACTGAAGCTGCAATAATAGCGTATAATGCGGAGAAAGATGGTACACTAAGAAATAAGGTATTCAATGAACATATACATAGAGCTTTAGATAAACTCTCAGAGAACATAATTCATACATTTAAGTTTTATTATTTTGATTATGGTGCAAGAGAATTAAAACAAGAAGTTGTTGCGTTTATGTTAGAAAAATTACCTAAATTTCAAGAAGGAAAAGGCAAAGCTTTTTCATATTTCAGTATAGTTGCAAAAAATTATTTAATACAAAACAATAATAAAAACTATAAGGCTATGAAAGAAAAAGCTCCAGTTATTGCAATAGACTCACAAAGAGATGTGACAAACGAAGAAGTTAGAAAGGATTTTAATGAACAAACGGCAGCATTCATGGAGGCTTTTATAGACTACTATGATAAACAAATACCAAAAGTATTTAAGAGCGAGAGAGATAGAAAAATTGCATATGCCGTTATTCAATTGTTTAGAGAACGAGAGAATATAGAGAATTTTAATAAGAAAGCCCTTTATATTATGATACGAGAAATGACAAACACTAGAACCCAGTACATAACAAAGGTTGTCAATACTATCAAAAAAGAATATTCAGAGACTTTCACAAAATATAGAGAAGCAAAAATTAAATACTAGAGATGTTTTTTAGTATATTTAATTTTGAACCGGTCAATTTTGGCCACAAAACCGTTACTAGCATAACAAAACAAAGGAGAAAATTTATGAAGAATTTATTTTTAACAGTAACACTGGCTTTAGCAACAATGGTTGCAGGAGCCCAAAACTTTTTAGTCGTAACGACTTACAATGCACCGGAAGATGGTGAGGAATTCGAAGTATCTAGCTTAACTGATAACTTAGGTATCGGTTACAAATTAAACGACATATGGACTGTCGGATTAGTTTCAGCTGGAGAAGACGAAAATGGTGACAAGCAGTACGACTTATTTGGTCGTTACAATTGGAACGCAAACACATATGTTTCCGTTCAAGCACCTACCGAAGAAACAACTGATAACCTGGTATTAGGCTTAGGATA